CAGAACTTCTTTTTAATTGTCCCAAAGATCTTGCGCAATAAGATTTTCTTCTTTTTGCTGCTTTACTACCACGTTTAACTTTACCAGTTACAGCAGTTTTAAGCTTAGAACCTGGGTTTTTTCGTCTATATGCGGCAACACCTTTTTTGGTCATGCCAGCACCAGACTTAGTAGATCGGTAGTTTCCTCCCTTACCTACTGTTCTTCTTACGTTTCCAGCCATATTAAGCGTGGAATATTGTCACCCTATCTAAATTAGCTAAAACAGCATGTATGCCATTTTTGAACAATACTCCTTCTGACGGAATACTTAATGTTTCTGTATCATTAGCATTACAAGGAGCAACTAACAAAATTGTTCCTGTCACACTACCATCTCTAAAAGTAACTGTACCATCTGATCCACCACCAGCTATTACATATCCTTTTAATCTTGAACGATGTTGAGTTAGGTCAACACCGCCTGTAGCGGTTGAAGTTGAAGATGCTGTTTTGACATCACTACCTACTAATCTCATTATTCTTTCTCCTGTATTTCAGCGGAACAAGGTCCTAAAGCCTCAAGTTTTTCTATTACTTTTTTTTCACTTGCGACTGTTACTTCGCCTGACTCGCCATTACTTTTCGTATATTTAACTATATATGCCATTAGTATAAACCCTCCTGTCTTTCGTAACCCATCATGACATAATCAATCTGAACTTTTTGATTATTGCCAGCTGGATTCCAACCAACAAATGGATAAACGATAGCACCACCTGATGAAGTTGGATCTAATTGTGCTGTAAGGCCCTCAGTAGATAAACTATATTTCAAAGCTTCAGGTGAATTTGGTTTACCTGCTGAAATACCGTTTACATCTTTATAAATAAATTTACTGTTAGGATCATACCAAGTTGTCCAAGTAATCCACTTACCTTTAGTACTTGCTTCTTGATAGTAGCCTTCAGTCCCAAATGAACCAAATGCGCCAGTAGCTGCAATAGTTGCAGTATTACCAATTTTGAACCAACTAGCACTAGATTGTGTTATCTGTTCATTAAATCCTGGTCTAAAAGCTAATCCAGGAGAAGTAGCACCTGTAGCAAACTGAGAATCTTGTGAGCATATTGCAAAGTTAAAATCACCTGTATTAGCAGCATCTAGCTTATATCTGACTTGATGAAACCAATAACCATCAGGATGTATGTTCATAGTTGATCTATTAGCGCCTGCGCCACCACCCCACTTTACAACTACGTCATTAGCAGCAGAACCACTATTAAGCTCAAGAATACCGCCTTCTGCATCATTTACTACACTAGCTGATGAATTACCTGTTGTGCCAACTAAGAAACCATTTGTGTTGGTATTCATAGTGTGAAAATCATCAAAGATTATATGAAACTTTGATGGCCACATACCACCTTCGAAATCACCAGCAGCATGTTTAAGTGCTGATGGTAGGTTGTTAAATCCTTTATTAAAGTTTGTACTCATTATCGCTCCTGCATCATTGTCATATAGTCAACAGTTAAAGTGTTAGCTGCTGCCTCTTTAGTTGTTATCATAATTGTTGGCATCATGTTCTGTCCAAGTGGCCAATCATTAGTATTTACTGTGCCTGTAGCACCTGCTGGATCATCTTGTTTTTGTTTCAAAGCACTACAACTTACCCATTGTTCACCAACAGGTCTTGAAGAATCTCTGAAATATGCTGAACGCATTTGATAAGCAGAGTTTGTTCCTGCTGTATTACCAGCGGTCCCACTTGGAGGAACATTACTACCTCTAGAGGAGGACAACCTGTTACCAACATTTCTGTTTGGTCTGTATACTAAACCGACTTCTATAAATTCATCGTCTGCAATCGTTGGTGCATAGCTTTGCCCAGCACCGAATGCATCAATAGCAACACTTGTACCTTGATTATTTACAGGAAATATTACGTTGTTACCGCCTGCAAGTAATGATTCTGTTGCAAACCCATGTAGATAGTCAGTACCTAATAGATCATTAAAAGCTGTATCTCTTACTCGCAAACCTACAAATATATTAGCTGCTGACCAATCAGAACATTTAAATCTAGCAAATAAGTATGATTTTTTATTTGGGTCTAAAACATAAGTTCCTTTAGCTTGTGTTTCACCACCACTCCATTGAAGATTTACCCTGTCACCATTAGCATTATCTGTTACGACAGCTAAACAACCGCCTGCAACACCGTCTACTACACCTACTGAGTGTGATCCTGATCCTGCTTCGACAACGGTTTTTTCCCATTGTCCTGCCACATAGTTATCAAAATCATTATGCCAAACATTAAACCTGCATGGATCGACTGAACCTAATCTTTGAAAAATAGTATTTTTTTTGAAGTTACCAATTTTATCAAAAGTGGTTCCTGAATTACTTTTTGTTGAGCTATTAGCCATATTACACCTCTACCCTTTCTACTGAAACAGCTTCATCAGCTGCCATTTTAACTAATATCTCTGCAGCTGCTTTAGCTTTACCTGCATTTGTATCAGCAAATTGTTTAACGTCATTTTCTGTTTTAACTTCTATTTTACTAGCCACAATCTAACCTCACACATTTTCCTTCAACTTCTATATTATTATCTTCTATATGCTTTTTTAAAGCAGCTTCATTTTTGAACTCACCTATAAGTTCACCGTTTAAATGTAATAAAATCATAGTACTAAATCCTCCGCACCTTCTCTTTCTACACCACACCAAATGTAATCTATATCTAATGTTTTTGTAGCACCTGCTTGTTGGTTTCTGATACTAATGAATGGTGTCATATATTTTGTTGCATCATTAGTATTTCCTGCTGTTGGATCAGGCCATCTTTGACCTTGTAACGTATAAGGTGGTAAAAACATAGCATTTGTTTTACGAGTATTTACTGGTTGTCTTTGATCAGTATTGCTATCTGTAACATAACCTACACCCATGCCAGGACAAGCTTGGCCGTTTACGGAAACTTTTAAGAATTTCTTTTTTGAGTCGTAATACATTTCGTAAGTATTATAAGCACCTGCTGTGAGATTTATTGGCGAAGGATCAGAACCTTGATAATTAGTAGCCGTTGCGGGAGCCATATTTACATTAACTGAAGAGTTTGCAGTAGATGACCCTGCGTTATTTGTTTGTACTTGCACATAACCGTCAAAAGGTAAAAACCCAAATGGTGCATTTAAGAAACAAGAAACATTAGGTATAAAATCTATAAGATCTGCACCAGTAGGTAAATCCCAACCCATACCAGCTTTAAAGATAAAATCATTACCGCCTGAGAACCCACTTACTGCAGCTCTAATCTTGAAAAACCAATCTTTATCAAAATTAAATCTCATTGAGCCTTTAAAGGCATTTCCATCACCTAATAATAAAGCAACACAATCATCGTCAGCATTATCAGTAACTAACCTTAATATACCACCATCTCCATCAATAATGTTTGTGGTAGCTGCTCCTGAACCACCTTCAACTTTGACTACTTCGAAATCATCGGCATTGTACTCATGAAAGTCATTGAAGTATTGATTAAATTTTGCGGGATGTAACGTACCGAAATTGCTAGAGCTTTTGCCCTTAGGTACATTTGTAACGTTTGTTTTAAAATTTACACTCATAAATTACAGTCCTCCTTTTGGGACCAGCATTTGTTTGCCAAATGCCATAATTTATTTGAGTTTAACTCTGTTTAGATAATTAAGCAATAAAAAAGGGAGCCCGAAAGCTCCCTTGAGGGGTACAAGGTTTAATTATGCACCTTGTGAAGCATCGACACATCTCCAGTTTGAGAATCCAAATGAATATCTCTCTCTAGCTTTGTATCTTAGATTTCCTGTATCAAAATCACCTTCTAGTGATGTTGCCATAGGTGATCTAACAAAATGCTTAAAGCCGTCTGGACAGTCTGACTTAACAAAGAAAGCATCTGGGTCGGTCAGATAGTGGTTAACCACATATCCTTCAGGTACCATACCCATATTCTTTACAGCGTTAATATCATTATTTGCTGTTCCAGGCTGACCTGGGGAGTTAAGCAGTCTATCTGCCACAAATTGTAATTGTGGTGGAATGATAAGCTTAGTTCCTTGTAAAGCAATTGCTAATCCTCTATCGTCAACCTGAGTTGAGATTCTGATAAGCGTATCTTCAAGTGAAGTTTCATTCAAGTCAGCAAAAACTGCTGCTCTGTTAGCTCCTACACCTCCACCTACTAATGGGTGATCAACTGCGACTAAAGGTTTACCGTCACCTCCAGGTGCAGTTGCTGCGAAAGCGTTATTAAGAATATTTGCAGCTTTGATCTGCTTGGTATTAGCCATACTTCTAGCTAATGCTTTAGTATATCTAGAACCAAGTCTGTCATACAAATTATCCTCTACTGCTTCTTCAGTAAGTGCGAATGCTAACGCAACTGTTTCATGCTCATACCTTGCGGTAAAGCCTTCACTTGCGTTGTCATAAGATATACCAGCACCTTCTGCTTTATCAGGGGCATTACCAAATCCAACAATTTGTACTTCTTCTTCGAATGCTCGGTCAGATGACTCTTGATCAAAGATTTCAGCGTGCTCATTGTCGTATCTTGAATACTCCATACCAAATAAAGCGTTTAAGCCTGGCTCTAATTCTTTTGCTAATTGCGATCTATTAATTGCCATTATTTACTCCTATTATTAGACACCAGCTGTTGTGCTGTATGCATGCTCATTAATTTTTACTAACATTTTGACATTTGCACCAAAAGCATTATCAGGTTCGCTAACCTTACTAATGATTCTGAATTGCTTTGTCGCTGCGGATGATGTAGCAGCTATCTCAGCCTTAGATTGGCCAGATACTGTATCACCAGCTGTGTAAGCTAAATCAACGTTTGCGCCCACATCGGTTAATGCGAGTGAGCCTGAACTTTGTACTTCGTAAAGGTTCTCAGGTGAGTCCTCTACTAAAGCGACGATTGTGGATGTAGAAGTTTGTCCAGTTGGATAGTGTGCTTTAAATGTCACACTTCCATCTGTATCAATAAACTTACAACCACGGAAGATCCCTAATATTTTGACGGTAGTAGCTGAATTAACGACGCTAATGGTACCGCCTGTCAACATTTGAACAGGATCTCCAGAGAAAATTGAACCTGATTGGCCACTTGCGATTGAATATTCAGTACAACCATTATTTTGTGGTGCACTTCCTAACTTACCAACAAGTTTAAAGCCATTAGGTTTATCTGGGTTTGCCATAATATTTTTTCCTTATATATTATTTACGTTTACCGCCCCCGAATGTTACTGAAGAAGTTCTCCTCGGAGACATAATTGGAGAACGAGCATCAGATTCCTTCAATAGATCATTATCGATAGCTTCCTGCATAGTTCTGCTTCTGCTTTGATAATAAGAGTTACGTTCTTCTCTTGTCTCTAGTGGAATCTTAGCTAATAATAAGCCCCCTACACCAATTACTCCTGCGTGCTTACCATCCATGATGCTAGGAAGTTCAAAATCTGTGACCTCTTCAGCTCGAACAAGTTCGAAACCTTCACGAAGTCTAGACATTACATTCTTCCTATCTTCTTGGTTTAAAGTCTCTGCCCTAATCCACCTGTAGACATAGCCTTCAGGGGCGGGTGGAGTATCCAATGTGCTCGGTGGAGCCCAAGGTTTGCGTGCTACGTCTTTAGCACGAGTATCAGCAGAACGGGTCGTTCTGTCATTTTCTGGTTTTAAAAACCTACCCTTATCGTCTCTATTCATATCTATTACCTTTTTACGAATTTTGCGTACTCATTAAGAGGTACGTTTAATTTTTTTGCCATCTGAACTTCAGAAGGCGATAATCTTACCTGCTTTTTGCTTGGCTTTGCAGTCGTATCTGCTCTACCTGCTGAAGCAACTCTTTGTGTTGGTTTCTTTGTGTTTTCTGATTTAGAAAAATCATTTGGAAACCTAGCACGAAGCCTGTTATCAACCTCAGTATAGTACTCATTGGTCTTCGGATCAAATCCTTCATCTTCTACTAATTGTTTATGAATAGTAAAAGCAGCGTTAGTCATGATTTCGTCAGTACCAAACCACTCATTTTTTTCTGCCCAAGCTGTAGCTTTTTCATCAGGTTCAGGCATAGGAGCTGGTTGAGCAATCTGCATTTGAGCCTGCGGTTGAGCAACTTCTTGCTCTTGTGATTTTTGTTCTTCTTGATATTCAAGTTGAGATTTAGAAGATTCAATCTTACTTTCTTCAACTGCAATTTTCGCAATTATATCTTGTGCTTGTGCTACTTTATCAAAGTCCTGATCTTCGTAAGCAGATTTTAAAGCAGCTTTAGCTTGTGCTTTTTGCGACTTCAATCTATTTTCAGCTTCTGACAAATATGATTTATCAGACTGAGAGCTTTTGACCTTCAGGTTCTTATTTTCTTCTTGTAGCTGGTTAGCATAAGTAAAAGCGGATTCACTTGCTCTTTCTGCCTCTCTTAACCTTCTAGTTAAAGTTGATATACGTTTCTGAACTCTATCAGAATATTGTTCGAGCTCTTCTTCATCCTTAGACTCTTCTGGCTCACTTACAACTTCTTCTGACACAACTTCAGCATCTTCGGATTCACTCTGTTCTTCTTCCAGTTCTACAACTGTTTCTTCTAGAGATTCGTCTTTTTTTACTTCTTCGCTCATATTTACTCCTATACTGCAACGATATCGGTCGGATCGTGTATGGTTGCTATTACCTCGTCATCGTTGATAATTCTGCATTCTGCATCATCACCAAGCTTAAAACGAGCTCCAGCATAACGGCCAATCAATACCCATTGTTTTTCTTTACACCAAGCCTTGTTACCAAACTTAGCATCTTGATAACAAAGCGGACCCATCTTTACCACATAAGCACATACCGTTGAAAGTCTTTCACGATCAACCGTATCTTTTGTCATAATGATGCCACCTTTAGACATACCCATACCTGAAAATGGCAGTATTAACATACGCCACCCTGTTGGTG